TTTGAGAATTAAGAATTGGGAAAGGTTTCAACACTATACCCCTATGAATCCAAGATTTCAGAAAAAGATGACTTGGTTCAAGGTTTATGGTGATGATTTACTGAATGATCCTGAATTTATGAATCTTTCAGACGAGTGTCAAGCAATGCTAGCAAAGTGCTGGTGTCTTGCTAGCAGAAGAAATGGTGAACTACCAGACATAGATGGTATAGCTTTTGCCTTGAGAAAGGATAAATCCTTTGTAATCAAGACTTTAAGTAAGTTATCATCATGGTTGCTAGCAGATGGCTATCAGTTTGCTAGCATAGAAAAAGAAAAAGAAAAAGAAAAAGAAATATCTATCGTTCATTTTGATACATTTTGGAGTCTGTATCCAAAGAAAGTTGCTAAAGATTTATGTCTTCAAAAATGGAAGTCGAAGAAATTGGATAAGATAGGTGAAAAAATTATTAAGCATGTAAAAGCAATGAAAGAAACAAAGCAGTGGAAAGAAAACGATGGTCAATTTATTCCTATGCCATTAACTTACATCAACCAAAGTAGATGGGAAACAGAGCAAGAAACTAAAAGAAGCATTTGGGATGGTGCAAAATGAATTTAGGTGATGTTATAGAGTCGTTGACTATAGATAAAAAAGTTATTAACGAATATTATGAAAGAGAGTTTCAAGATGCTGAATTTAAAATTAAGAGCACGGATAGTTTTACTGAAGATGTCGTTAAGTATTTTAATGATGAAATGCACTCTGGCAAATCTTTGGGTTTCATTAAAACGGAAGAAGATTTCAGGATAAGACCAGCTGAATTAACTGTTCTCACAGGAGTATCTGGACACGGTAAGAGTATGTGGTTATCTCAAGTCATATTGTCTTTAATGACTCAAGATACTAAATGCTTGATATCGTCACTTGAGATGAGACCTGTGCTTACACTAGCACGAATGATTCAGCAAACTTTAAAGACTACTGATCCTACAGATGACTTTATCAGAAAGTTTTGTGAACGTGCAAAAGATAAATTATACATCTACGATCAAACAGGTTCTACTACTTCACAAGATATGATTGCTACGATTCACTATGGCAAACATGTTTTAGGCTGCGATGTGTTTGTGATTGACTCACTTATGAAGATGTCAGATATATCTGAAGACAATTACGAGAAACAGAAGTTGTTTTTAGACACACTAGCAACAACATGTAGAGATACACAGACACATGTTTTTTTAGTTGCACACACACGCAAGATGTCAGACGAGAAAGAAGTGCCAGATGCTACACACATTTTAGGATCGAGTCATATTCGCAATTTATGCGATAACATAATTTGTGTATACAGGAACAGAGAAAAAGAAATTGAAATTGAAAATGGAAAGATCACTGAAGACGAAGCTAGGAAAAAACCTGATTGTGTTGTATTATTACAAAAACAGAGGAACTATCCTGTCGAAGGTAAGTGGTATTTCTGGTTTGACAAAAAGGGTTTGAGATATAAAGAAAGTCCATAACCAAAAGGAGAGAGAAATGACGCACTATCAAATTAGAAAACAATGGAGAGTTAAACTACATGCTAAACGTTGTAAAGATAATGACCAATCTACTGAACGATACAGACGTGATGCTAAAGTTTTAAATAGATGTATGAGTATTTTTAAAATAGAAGGCACAAAAGCTACATGGGGACAATAAACGATTTTATCAAAGAATGTAAAAAAATATTCGGAGATGATATTGTTTATAAAGCCACTTCTAAAGATGGCGTGACTTTTAAATCTAAAGGATGGAGAGATAGTTATGATTCGGTTCGTTTTAACGAAGTACAACCTAGAGAATTTCTTGGAAAAGATTAAGACGCTAGACTTATCTAAACGATGGAGAGTAAATGTGACTGAAGAAAAAGCAGTGCGTAGTCTAGAGCAGAATGAAAGGCTTTGGTCTCTATATGGATCAATTGCTAATTACATTGGTGAAGACCCACAAACTGTTCATGAACTTATGGGATATAAATTCTTACGTTATCAAACAGAAATTGCAGGCAATCCTGTTGAACTTATAAAATCAACCACGAAACTTAATACAAAAGAAATGACAGAGTATCAAGAGAATTGTGAACGTTGGGCATCTAGTCTTGGTTGGAGTTGGGAACTGTGAACTATCGCAACAAGAAGCTTCTTGAAGCAGTTAGAGAGTTTCCTTGTGCTATGTGTGGAATAGAAGATGGCACAGTAGTCGCTGCTCACTCTAATCAACAAAGGGATGGCAAAGGCACAGGTATCAAGGCTCATGACTATCGCATAGCTAGCCTATGTTATAGATGTCATGATATGATAGACAATCACAAAGATTTAGATAAACACGAAAGAGTAGAAGCATGGGAGTCTGCTCATCGTAAAACTATTGGTTGGTTATTTGAAAGAGAGATAATAAAATAATGGCATCCACAAACGGAATCACAGGTGATTCTTTAGTTAATAAACCTAACTCAAAAGAATACGAAGAAAACTACGACAAGATATTTGGTAAAAAGAAATCTCGCATAGATGTCATTGGTCAGAATGGCAATGACGGAGATCATTACGAATATGAATTAAACAAATCAACAGGTGAAGTAGAAAAGCGTTTTAAAGAAGGCTTTGAAAAACCTAATGGAGATCAATTTGGCGACTAGCCCAACGCAGTTAAGCCTCAAGAAGTTAAGAGACGAAGGATATCTTGTTGCTATTACAGAGAAATGGAATCACTTTTGCAAGATACGCCAAGACATGTGGGGATTTTGCGACCTACTTGCCATAAAAGAAAATGAAGTGTTGGCAGTGCAGACGACATCTGCTAGCAACATGTCAGCAAGGGCAAATAAGATAGCTGATAGTGAAAACGTTGGAATGGTAAGAAAAGCTGGTATCAAAATACACATACACGGATGGACCAAAAATGGAAGAAAGTGGGAATGTAAGGTAATGGACGTATCATGAAACCTCATCAAAGACAATACGAAGTAAACGGAAAAGCAGTGGACATAGAAACATTAAGAAATCTTATTATCAATCTCATAGATGATAATCCTTTGACTATTCCAGAAATTGCTAATCAATTAAAAGCAAATGCTAGAAAGGTTCAGGGTGTTGTTTATAACCTTCACTCACAGGGTGTCATCAGTGCTGATGAGTCTAATAAGTTTCATCTCTATTGGAAAACTAAAGTCCCAATGTTGCAAGAGATATTTCATCCTATGCCAGACTTTAGCGGTAGGATATTAAGCATATACCAACATACAGAAGAGGAAGCTAATGCACATAGACAGACTTAAGCAGATTTTAGATGATTGGGCTTTATGGATGCAAGCACCAAGCACAAAGCTTGGATATCCTAGCAAGTCTTTAGGCATGGTGTCAGGAGGCGAGTCAACCTCTGATGCTTTTGAAGACATGGTGTCAGACATGGATATGGAAAATGTCAGGACAATAGATGCGATCATTCATAGCTTACCTCAAGATCAAAAAGAAGCTGTTTATTCTAGATATCTCAAGACCACCAAATACGATGACTATGAGTATCAATTAGGGCTTGCGTTTGATAATATGCTCACTATCGCTTCAAGGCGTATTGTCGCTTGACAGAGCACTATCAATTATGATATAATTCAGGCGTTGGGATAGGTGCGTCTATCGTTTCTGTCTCAACCTCTCCGTAGTCTCCTTCAAGTCCCTCTTCGTGAGGGATTTTTTATTGGATAAACATGAAAAAACCAACCACAAAGAAAGCTAAACTTGCTAAAGTAGGTAAAGTAATGGGTGAGTTTAAAAGAGGCAAACTTCATTCAGGTAAAAGCGGTAATATTGTCAAGTCAACAAAGCAAGGAATTGCAATCGCTTTATCAGAAGCAGGAATGTCAAAGAAGAAAAAGAAGTAAAAACATACCTGTAAAACGCATGCAATCGCATTTAGACGCATTATCTCTAAAAAGATATAGTCAGGTAGCCTAAAAATACAAAAGGCTCTAAAAAGAGCCTTAAAATCGTTTTAAAATACATTTCAGGGTAAATTCAATTACTTTGAATAAGATTGAGAATATAGAGACTAAAATAAACCCTATTAAAAAGTCTATAAGTATCTTTTCTAGGTCTCTATCCATTGTTAGCTTTCATTTGACTTTTAATAATTGATTCAGCTTCTTTTTTAGTATTAATAAAATAATAGTTTTTAATTGTAGATTGATTGTAAATAATTACATCATTTAAGAATTCTGATAGCCTTTTATTGTTAAAATTAGCAATAGTTCTGTTTTTAAAGTCTATAACATACATTTTAGTCTCCTTGATAGTCGATAGCATTTTTAACAGCA